GTAGACTTATCATCGCTAGCTCGGATACCAAACCCAATACCAACACCCCCACCAAGCATACTAAGCCAATTTGTTTCCGATAGATTTTCAACTAATCCCTCCGCTGTATCGTTAATGTAATTTAAGAAACATGATATGGGCAATCCTTTATTCGACCTACCGAAAGATAATATCGGTGTAGAATAAGATAACCAATGTTTACTCGCGTAATCGTACAACCGCTGGGCATGTTCATCATTAGATGCAAATGCCTCGCTCACGAAAGCAAACCTTTCTTGAGGACTCTCTTCGTCCTCTCTCATGTAACTTTCTTTTAATCTTTGTAGACCCAGTTTATCAAATAACTGGTCTCTTTCTAAATCTATTTTGATTCCTGCCATCCTAGTTCCTTTTTCCATCTCTCTACCATAGCCTCATGAAAGTAGAGGCCTGGGTGCATTAGGTCTCTTGCTAATGCATATTTTGTATCCTTATTTTCTTCCCAATCCTTGAACCCTATTTCGTTTCTTTCTAGTGCGGTTACAAGTTTGAATTCAACACCATTCATATCACACAATTCTTTTATTGCCATCAAGTTCTTGCGTCTGTTCAAATACCTTTCAGTTTTACTCTGGCATATCTCCTGTTGCCATTCCAAATCTGACCAGAATCCAATGCAAGTATTCCATTCCTCATTGTTTTCATCGATATACCAAGTCTCTCTTGCTAGAGTACTATTCTCTAACATAAGAACTGCCTTGGGTTTTATTACTGGCAACCAAGTCAAAAGAGTTCTGAAACTAGTGTCTAATCCTGTAGTACATAGTCCTAAGTTCCACACCTTCTTTTGTATATCTTTCTCTAGTAGAGATGTCCATGACATATCAGCAGGCAATCCTGTCCCATATGTAAAACACTCACCTATACCCACATAAGAATCCTTGTCTTCATAAAACTCATCACATCGATATCCATAACTATTTAAATCATAAAATATCTCCGTGTCTAACCAACCATACTTTTCAAGTTTCTCTTTCTGGTTTTTTAGATTAGAGTCGAAAGCATCAGAACTATCAGTAGAACTCCATTCTACTCTAGTTGCTTCTTTTAATCTCCTATTCCAAGGGAAGGCATAAGGAATTCTCTCCTTTACCTTCTCTATGTCGGAATTTTCATCTTCTGCCTTTGCGAGGGCAACCGCTAACTGATTAGATATCACTTTGATTTACCGCCTTTGCTACATCTGGGAAGTGTCCCTCAATGATATTCCAACACAAGTCAGCAATCTGCGTGTGTTCTTTTTGTGTACCATGACCACCCCTCAGTTTGCAATAATGAATCCAAGAGCGTAGTGTACCAGCCATGTAAATCGTACTCATGGTATTACCTTCTGGTAACACCGCTCTTGCTTGCTCCTTGGCAATACCTTTATTCAAGGCCCACTCATAAGTCTCTTTAGCTTGATTAATAACCTTCATTTGTTGCATGTTCCAATCTTCGGCAAGATTTTTATCGTCTGTTTCGATACTATTCTGCCTGTTCTTTTCATCTTGCAACCTTGCTTCACGAGTTTCAAAATCTTCTGATACTGCATATCTCTGACTAAACTCTTGAAAAGAAAAACTACGATGTCTTAGTATTTGTCTACCAATATCTCGCGTGGTTTTTATTTCAATTGTCATTGAAACAATCTCAAAAGGTGACCAATGTTCGTGCTTAATTAAATAAGCAAGTAACTTTGGTGCAGTTTTGCCATTCGCCTGATTCTCTGGGTTACTCACCCTAGCAGCATATGCTATTAGTTCATTTGCGCTGTGACAGCCAGTTGAAGCAGAAGGTTGGGTCAAACCAACCAGACTCACTTGTGGTTCCATAATTATTTTCCTAGTTTATGATTATTACCTTCGATTGCTGATAGTAAATCATCAATCATTGCTTTTTTGGTTTTCCTTCGGTCAAGCTTAATACCTTTAGCTTCACCAAATTCATCGATTTTTGCTTTAGTTAATTTTTGCAAGTCCTCGATTTTAAATGCATCGGTACTGACACCTTCCACATACTTACCATCTTTAGTAATGGCAGCAACCTTCTTTTTAGTAGGTTTTGTGGCAGGTTCCTTTGTCACTTCCTTAGTAGGTCTAAGGATGCCAACAAGTACAGCACATGCAACAACAACACCAAAAATAGCCAGAGGTATATATTCTTGTTCAATCATATTTTACTCCTAACATTTTTTCCATTGGTTTAATAAAAACTTGGCAGTCAATCCACTATGTGTATTACTACTAATAACATCGCGTACATCTATACCATCGTTCACCATATCATTTATATCTTTCTGAACAACTGTCTCTGGCCATATGACAACATTATAATCCAAGTCCACATATTTTTCAACCAACTTAACAACATCTTTGTTACGCGGTTGATTGTCGAACACAACTGTAATCTTATCACGGTTCAGATTCAACTGTTCAATTTTATTGAAGGATGTTCCAGAACAAGCAATACTGTTTTCAAGAAACAAACTGTCTATCGGGCCTTCAACAACCGATATAGGTTTAGATGTATCAACTTTATCTAAACCAAATACTGTAGGTGCATCCTCTTTAACTTTTACAAGAATATACCTAAGTGTTTCCCCTCTCATAGCTCTTAACGACACCGACATCAACTTTCCATCTTGGTCAAAAAAGGGGATAACCAATCTGGGTTCTTCCGTTACTATCGATTTTGTGTATTTGTCGTTGAGTTGTACTATGTTCTTTATATTATCAATATAATAAAGTCGATCCCATTTATCATTTGGGATATTTCTACTTTGCACATATTGAACTGCCTCGTGGTCATATGGAAGAGTATCCAATCTATCCACAAGTTTATCAAATAAACTAAATTTTGGTGTAAATTTGGGCGGTTCTACTGGTTTATCATCGAACAGTTTATGTCCATTCGGAGTCCAGTTTGCACCTTTTGGTTCCCAATTTTTGTTCTCATTCTCACCAAACTTTTCAAGACAATATTCTTTATGAGTAGTGGGTGCGAGTTCCTTGAGAACTGTATTCATGCTAGCACCAAAACCACAGTTGTGGCATTTGTATATCATGTTATTGTCTTTACGGAAAAAGTACCCACGCATCTTATTGAGATTTTTACGCGAGTCGCCACAGAACGGGCATCTTACATTCCAAAGATAATCATTCTTCTTCTTGAATTTCTCAAAATGATGAGATATCAAGTTGATATATTTCACATCTACATAAAGCATAGGTCACATTATACACATAAGTGCATTAAAAGTCAAGCGAATTCTTTAAATTTTTTTAACCGTGGGGGCCTGGTCTTGACATTAGATTATCGAAAGTTAGCGATACCAAAAGGTCTCTCATGGAATCCATGTCCCAATGTCCTTTACAGTCTTTACACCATTTACAGTTTTTTAACCCTATTTTGTGGTCAATTAAAGCGTTTTTGACATCGTACATTTTGATACCATAATCAAAATTTACTGCATTACAAACAGCATCATCATCAAGATTAGCGACAAAATCTATCGCGTCATCTACTATTCTATCATTTACCCAATGACTCATATTATTCTCCTTATTCTCTTATTCACGAGATCATGATCTCATATTTAAGAGCAAATGTCAAGAGAAAATTAACGATAAAGCTTCTGCGTTTCCTATTAAGAACCCTAAAATAGCGGCAGCACCCATCATCATCCACTGTCTTTTTTCGAGGGCCCTTATTCTATCGTCATGGTGATTTGCGTGCTCAGTTATTTGAGCAGTTAGTTCCTTTAAAGTTTCTTGTACAGCGGCGGTATTATCTTTCAGTTCTTTTGATAATTCCCTGTTAGTGGTAGATATACGCGAATGTAATTGTTCATACTTCTCTTCAAAAGTATCATATGTTCTTTCTAAATCTACCTCAGCGGCAGTAATTCTTTGTTCATGCACCGCAAGAACCTCCTTAATCGAGGTATTTAACTCTGTAATCTTTTCTATGGATACATCAAGTCTATCAAACAGTCCCCCCATCTGTCTGATATCGTTCTCCATAAGAGCTATTTTTGTGTCTAAATTAGTTTGATTTGCCATTTACTTGCCTCTTTTTCTTCCTTCTTTGAAGAGGCATGAGACTAGGATTTCTACCTGGCTCGCCTTGCGCCCCAGTTCCTATTCCAGCAATTGCGCCACCACCCATCGGGCCTGCTACATTTGCAATCTCCTCATCCAAAGCAAAATAGGTGAACGGAGTTCTCCCCATTTCAAGCATTTTTGATTCTTTGATTACATTTTCATCCTCTGAATATAAATCAAGCAATGCCTCAAATTCACCATCTTCCATCTCTTCTACATTATCTTTCGATTCGCGTAGAAGTGCAATAGCGGCCGCAAATGTGAGAAGTCGTTTCGCAGTTCTGTCAGGCGACTTCATTAATGCTCGCTTAATTTTAAAAGCGAGTTTGTCCAGTAATGTGTAGGCATCCAATTCTTGAGAACCAGATGGTTCTTTTATCTTGTTACCGTCTGCATCGACAATTCCCATCTGATACGCTGGATGTTTCTTAATAGGCTGTGCGAACATCCTCAGTATCCTGTATGCGATTAAACTGTCAACAACTCTGGACATTTAAATTTTCCTTAAAATCTGAATCACTTTCATGTCTAGTTGGATATCATCTCCCCTAACACCACCAGTGATTATTTGTTCCATTGGCATCCTGTTCAAGAATACCAAAAAAGTTTTTAGTATAGACCAATGTTCTTTGTCTATCTTATAGAACAACAAAGGCGTTGCAGCCTTGTCAAAAACATTGTATAATACGATAAGATGATTTAAGATGAGTCGGTCATTCAAGACTTCTGTTCTTTCATACCTACGGAAAAGTCTCTTCAAGTACTTGAACCGTTTTACATCCTCTTCAAAATCATCCATTCCAGAACACTCTGGACTATTATAATTTTTCAATGCGTATACTAAATAATTCTCTTCATTCAATTCAATCATTCATAAAATCTTTTTATTATCTAATTGGCGACTGTAGCAGTTCCCCCTATCATCCACCATTTACTATTAGTATATATGAGGGTTGCCGTATCACCAGCATTATTGAATGTAATGGTATCATGACCTAAGTCTGAATCGTCTAGTGTCAGAGTTACCGCACTAGAATTGCCATCCATAACAATAATCTTCAATTGACCTTCTGTACCAGCACCAATGGTTAGTGTACCACCTGTGCCTGGGTTTGTAAGTCTAGTCACATTCGTTGCGACTGAGACTACGCCTGGCCCTGTTACTGTATCCGCGTCTGCGATTGATACCTTATCTGAAAAAGATACAGGTGTCGCCACATCAGCGAATAGATTCGCAGCTGTCACACCTTTACTAGTAGAACTTTGTACTAGATAAAAGGTATCTGCGGCTGCTACAGATGTAGCAGCCGTTAATTCTGAAAGTTTACTATCAGCCATTAGTTACACTCTGGGCATGTACATGTACAACACTTGCAACATTTACACATGCGTTATCTCCTTATGCAGTTGCGGTTAATGTTCCACCAGCAGTTCCCTGTGCAGCTGTGATTGCTCTTTCTGCATTTCCACCACCGATTGTGTCAACTATTGTAGCGCCATTGAGGTTAATTGATTGTGCTCCAATTGAAAGTACATCGTCTGCAACAATTGTTGAACCACCAGCACCTATTGTAGTACTAAATGTAAGTTTATCAGAAGTTACTGGTAAAGTTCCATCCATTGTTAGTGTAATACTAGCTGCTGAACCACCACCTGCTTGTGAGTTTGTTAAAACTAACAGCGGGAATGCTCCTGCTACGGTTACTTGTTCGTTGTAACTGACTTCAGCTGAAATTACGCCTCCGTCTGAAACATCAAACGCTGTGCTTACAAAATCTACAGCATCAATAGTTGCTTGTCCTAGTGAAGTTGCAAGTGAACCAAGTGCAACTAAAACTTCTGGAGTGGCA